TCCAAGACACTTTTGAAGTGACACTACTGGATAACAGGTATACACTAAAAACAATTATGGAGAAAACATCATGAGAGATACATTAAAAGTAGACCCAGCATATTACATTTCACACAATACTGATTACAGTGCTTTTGCAGATGCTGTTATGGACGTGGGCCCAAGTCCATGTCAAAAGTTTGATTGTCCAAGACAATCTGCATGTGCTGAAGAAAAGGTTGAATGTAAGGCATTCAGATACTGGGTAAACAATGGTGAGTTTACAACTTATAGGAAGAAACTAAAAAAAGATATTTCTATTAGACATGAAATGGAAAAACTTTTACAACCTATTAAATAAGTGCTTGACAATCCCCGCCACTTTTTAGTATACTATACAAGATGAAAAAATTAACTAACTTAACCAAGGAGACTAAATGAGTAAAAGAAGTTATGACAGAAGTGAGTCAATAAACATAGACGGGAAACCGTTTCACTTTACACCCGATAGGAAGGAGTTTCTATCAACCTTAACCACGATGTTCAAAGATAAGACATCTTTCACTAAAGAAGATTTTGATGCAGTAGGTGGAATGCCTTACTGGTGTAAATCTACTAGATACAATTTCAAGAATGGTGAGATATTCAATCTTGAGGCAGTTGTCGGTGGATATAACGGTGGTTATGAACCCGAGAATGTGGTGTCAATCGCAAAACCAATTTCTGCAACACCAGTTGTAAGTAATATGCCAGTTGCGGCTGCAACCGAGTCCGTGAATGTTCTTAACGATAATGTTAAAATCATTCCCGAGAAAATGTCAAACTATGTCCCATTTGGACATTTCAAAGATGTAAAGAACATAATCAAATCTAAAATCTTTTTCCCAGTATTCATTACTGGACTAAGTGGTAATGGTAAAACATTAATGATTGAACAAACATGTGCTCAATTGAAGAGAGAACTCTTCAGAGTCAATATCACAATCGAGACTGATGAAGATGACTTAATGGGTGGACACACTCTAGTCAATGGAAACATAGTCTACAGAGAAGGCCCTGTTATCAAGGCAATGAGAAAAGGTTCTGTTTTACTTCTTGACGAAGTTGATTTAGGTTCTAACAAACTTATGTGTCTACAATCAGTTCTTGAAGGTAAAGGTTATCTAATCAAGAAAACTGGTGAGTGGGTGACACCTAAAGACGGGTTCACTATTCTTGCTACTGCAAACACTAAAGGACAAGGGTCTGATGATGGAAAGTTCATAGGAACTCAAATCATGAATGAGGCAATGTTGGAAAGATTTGCAATAACAATGCAACAAGAATATCCACCAGTGACTACTGAAAGAAAAATCCTTGCAAAAGAAATGGAATTGACTGGTGAAGTTGATTCAGAGTTCGTCACTAAACTAGTAGACTGGGCTGACATTATCAGAAAAACCTACTATGAAGGTGCGATAGATGATGTTGTCACTACTAGAAGACTTGTTCACATTGTCAATGCATATAGAATGTTCAATGACAAATTGAAGTCAATCACAATGTGTATTTCAAGGTTTGACGAAGAGACTAGAAATAGTATCCTCGACCTCTACTCCAAGATTGATGCTGGAGTAGACTTGAATGCAGAAAACTCTATTGACGAATCAGACTCTTCAGAGTATAATGACTAGTATGTTTGGTAAAAAGGTTAAAACAATAGATTACAAATATAACGAGGACAAATCCCTAAAAGAATTGTCCTCTTATATCGACAATACCTATGACCAACATTACAGTTTAAACAAATACCAATCCACTGAATTTATAATTGACAGTGGACATGGTGAAGGTTTTTGTATCGGGAACATAATGAAGTATGCTCAACGATACGGTAAAAAGGGAGGCAAGAACAGGGCAGACCTATTAAAGGTTTTACATTATGCTTTGTTTATGCTTCATGTTCACGATAAACAGGAGACTAATAGTGATGAAAATAAGTAATGACACGAGAAATGTCTTAAAAAATTTCTCAACAATTAACCAAGGAATTAGGGTTAAAACAGGAAACAAGTTGGAGACAATCTCTAACATGAAAAATATACTTGCAGTTGCAACGATACCCGAAGACTTTCCACAAGACTTCAGTATCTACAATCTGCCAGAGTTCTTAGGTGCAACTTCTTTATTAGAAGACCCCGAGTTTGAATTTAATGATTCATCATTATCTATAACAGATGATAATTCTGCAATGAACTATTTCTTTGCAAGTGAAGGTATGGTGACTGCACCCGATAAAATGATTACAATGCCAGAATCTGAAATAACATTCAATCTATCCTCTACACTTCTAACAGACCTCAACAAGGCTGCAAGTGTTCTAGGTGTAAATGATTTAATTTTAAAATCAGATGGTACTACAGTATCATTAGAAGTGACTGATAAGAAGAACACTACCTCTAACACATTCTCAAGAATTGTTGCAGAAGGTGATGGTACAAAATATGTAATGAACTTTAAGATTGAGAACCTAAAAGTTTTAGAAGGAAACTATGAAGTTTCAGTATCTTCAAAAGGAATATCTAATTTCAAAAACATAGATATTGATTTAGAGTACTTTATTGCATTGGAACCCGATTCAAAGTATGGTATTTAGACTAAATACATTTAGTGTGAATATTGTGCCAGTCTCTGCAATATACACGGGAGTAATCCATACTCATCAAAGGGTGGATTGCACTGTAAACTCGGTGGGGGGTTTGCTCTTATTATGAAACAAGAATTTTTATATGTGGAAAAGTATCGACCACAAACAATAAACGATACAATATTACCTACAAGAATTAAACAAACATTTAATGACTTTTTAGAGTCGGGTGAGATTCCCAATTTAATGTTATGTGGTTCTGCAGGAATAGGTAAAACAACAGTTGCAAAGGCACTCTGTAATGAGTTAGGTGCAGACTTTATTGTAATCAATGGTAGTGATGAGGGTCGTTTGATAGACACCCTTAGAACAAAGATTAAAAACTTTGCATCTACTGTTTCCCTAAGTGGTGGCCCGAAGGTTGTTATACTAGACGAGGCAGATTATATTTCTGCAGAATCAGTCCAACCTGCATTAAGAGGATTCATAGAAGAGTTCTCATCTAACTGTAGATTTATATTTACCTGTAATTACAAAAACCGAATTATCCCACCACTACATTCTAGGACAACTGTTATTGACTTTACAATGTCACCTAGTGACAAACAAAGTCTTGCAGGTATTTTCCATAAGAGACTCATGGAGATTTGTGATAAAGAGAATATCAAGTATGACCCAAAAGTTTTAGTGGAACTTATCTTAAAGTTCTTTCCCGACTTCAGAAGGTGTCTGAATGAAGTTCAGAGATACGGTGTTGGTGGAGAAATTGATACAGGTCTTCTTTCTTCTCTTAATGAAGAGAAACTAACACCTCTCATTGATATGCTTGCAGATAAGAATTGGGGTGGAATGAGAAAATGGGTTGGTCAAAATTCAGATAATGATTTTAATGGACTATTCAGAAAATTATTTGATACACTTGAACAAAGATTAGAACCAAGTTCTATTCCAGCATGTGTATTACTAATTGCAGATTATCAATACAAATCTGCATTTGCAATGGATTCAGAGATTAACTTTACTGCATGTCTAACAGAGATTATGTCGGAGTGTAAATTCAAATAATGGGTAAGTTAAGACAATGGTTTTTTAAATGGTTTGATATTCAAATAGAAAAATCATGGCAAAGAAAGGCAAACAAAATGTTTGCAAAACATAGTGTAGAATATAGAGACGGAGATAACACATGAGTCAATACAATGACAGAGTTGAAAAACAACGACTAAAACTAGAAGCAGAAAAATGGGCAAAAGGTGTTAAAGCCATACATGCACATTCACTAGATTCAATGCATTACGATACAAGACCCGAAGACACTGCAAAGGGGTCTAGGAGCGTCTTAGACATTGAATACAACGATTGTTCGGTAAGACGGACTCTAGACACTGATGAGGTTGTGATGTTTGGTCATGCTCTCAGTGGTCAAACCCTTATAGATGCATTTGTAAAATCTACATAATGTCTAAAACAAATCCTTTTGATTTTGTAAAATCTGTTTCTTCTGATAAGAAGAATATTATGGTTGACGAAATCGAAGAGAAATCATATGCACCATTTCTAACCAATAAGGCTTTATCTTATCACCAAGATTCAGTCTTTTTTTCTAATGAAATGAACATCAGGCACGGTACGGAAAACCGTCTTCAATACCTTTTTTTCCTAAATACTTTAAGGAAAAGACAAAGGTTCTCGAAGTGGCAAAAACCATATACGAGTAAAAAACTTGATGTCATAAAACAATACTACGATATAAGTACAAAAGAAGCCAAAGACTACATGAGTATTTTATCAGATAGTGATGTTCGAAACATGAAAAAAAGAATGAAAACTGGTGGAAAAGATAATGAATGACCAAGACCAATTAGTCGAAAAGTTAGTTGAAGTGACCTTCGCAGAACGAGACGACTTCCTAAAAATAAGAGAAACCCTATCAAGAATCGGTATTGCTTCAAGACGTGAGCAAGAATTATTTCAATCATGTCATATATTACACAAAAGAGGTAAATACTACATAGTCCATTTTAAAGAGTTATTCCAGTTAGACGGTAAACCGACAACTATAGAAGAGAGTGACTTGGGTAGAAGAAACACTATATGCAATCTTTTACAACAATGGAAACTATTAACTGTTGTAGTGCCAACTACAATAGAAACCCCTACAGTACCCCTATCACAAGTTAAAATTATACCATATAAAGAAAAAAAGGACTGGAAACTAACCACTAAATACTCAATTGGTAGTACAAATACCTAAATATAAGGTTAAATAACATCAAAGGAGATTTATATGTTTTCAGGCATTATAGACTTTGTTATGGGAATTTGGAATTTACTAATGATTGTACCAGTTGTAATATCAATTTGTTCAGTCATAGTAGCAATGACACCAACACCTGCCGATGATAAGGTATGGGCTAAGGTGTATAAATACTTAGAAATCTTGGCGCTTGCAATAGGCAAAGCAAAAGATAAAAATCCATTATTGGATAAATAAATAGGAGAATATTATGGAATACGCAATACTAGTAATAGTTGGACTTGCAGTTCTTATCTACTTTCTTAACGGGAAGGAAGAAAAAGTTGTAAGTAAAACTACAGTTTCCAAACCTAAATCAGATGTTCCTACTACTGCACAACTTAAGAAGTTGACAAAAACTCAACTTTTTGACCTTGCAGAGAAGAAACAGATTAAGGTTAAGAAATCTGGCACTAAAGCTGAAGTGATAAAACAGATATCGTCTGTTAAATAACTTTAAACAATAGTTCATAGAAGGGTGTAGAAATGCACCCTTTTTTTATATAAATAAGGGTATGGAAGCAATATTTGATTTGATAGGTGATGTGGGTGTTCCAATTGCAATGGCATTAGTCATGGGAGTATTCATATTTTTAATTATTAGACAAATCATGGAAGGCATAGTTGATAGTATTAAAACACTAACATTGTTTTGTGAGAGTTTAGAGAATCGTGCAAGAACAATGTCAAATGAGATGATTAAGATTGACATGTTAGTGTCAAGTGCTTTAGAACTAAGGCCTGATATAGAGAGAGTTGCACGTGCAGAGAACTTTATAGAAGATGGTAAACTTGATGTGAGGAGGGACTAATGGAACAAGAAGTCCCAATGATTGTAGAATTAATTACTGATTATGGGTTTCCAGTTGTTATGATGGTCGGACTAGGTTATTTTGTGTACTTTGTGTGGAACTTTATTAGTGAACACATAGACCCTGAAATAGAAAAAATGCATTTTGCATTGATTAGAGTTATAGACCAAACTAGAATGTTAGACCAAGATTTAATTAGATTAAAAGAAAAAGTTGATGTTGTTCTAGAATACCGTGAAAATGAAAAAAAGAAAACTACTAAAAGGTAGTTATGATTTATACATAACTAACGCTTGTAATTTACACTGCACTGGTTGTAGTGTCTTAGATTACGGTGGAGATTATGATACTAAGGGTAAGATAACAATACCCTACTTAAAGTTAAATGATGTTAAAGACATTATTGAAAACTTTAACCGATTAGATTTATGTGTTGAAGAACTTAAAGTTCTAGGTGGAGAACCTACAACACACAAGGAACTCAAAGAAATTACAGAGTACCTTAGAGAGAATAAAGAGTGTTATGAAACACTAACCATTGTGACCAATGGATTAAACATAACTAATGAGATTATAGATATTCTCAAAAGTTATGATAGAATTATTATATCAGTTTATAAACAATTAGGCGATATAAGAGAAACAATGAGACTAAGTGGACTGGAAGACCGAATATCTACAAATACAAAAGTAGATTATTGGGAACAAGATTCATTTGTTCGTTTTGGTGAAAAGTGGGATACTATAGAATATGATATTTGGAGTAATTGGAATAATTGCTACCAAAAAGATAGTTGTAAATCACTTTCAAAAGAAGGTGTGTATAGATGCACAATTACCATGAACGAAAGAATTGAAGGTGTTGACTGGTCTAATGCAGAAGATATTGATAATTATGTACATCGTGACGAACCTTTAGATAGGTGTAAGACATGTTATTGGCCAGGTAAAACAGAAAAATGGTCAAGTAATAAATGGAAGACCGATACTAGAAATTTTGAAAAAGGTCTTAAAATAATTGAAACGGTAAATGTATATGAAAAAGATATTATTAACACTACTATTCTCAACCACTCTTAGTGCAGACGAAATAGTACACAAATTCAAAAGTCCTTCATTCAGTGGAATAGGACAATCATCACATTATCTTACAATTGAGAACCAAGAGAAATCAAGACGTGACAAGATAGCACAAGACATAGAAGATAGAATTGCAAAGGCAGAAAGAGAAGCAGATAACACCACTCTTGCAAAATTTTTAAGAAATGTCGAAAGTAGAATTTATGCTCAGATAGCAAAACAGTTAGTAGAAAATATGTTCTCTAATGGTGAAGCTGCATCATATGGTGTTTTCTCAATAGAAGGGAATACAGTCACATACGAAAAGTTGGTTGGAGAAGATGGTGCAGAATTTATTAGACTAACAATTGTATCACAAGACGGAACGACAACAACTTTAGATATACCAGTTGG